TAAAGCACAGATTATGATGTGGGGTGACCCTGCTGGTATGCAACGTGATGCCATCTATGAAGTTACTGCATTTGATTATCTAAGAACTCTTGGACTACGCGCTCAACCTACACACTCTAATGACTTCAAGGTTCGTAGAGAAGGTGCAGCCGCGCCAATGCAACGTTTGATTAATGGCAAGCCCGGCTTGATTGTAAACAGAAGTTGTAAGATGACAAGGAAGTCACTCGCTGGTGGCTATCATTTCAAGCGCGTGTCAATCGGTGCAGGACATGAACGCTTTAGAGATATGCCAAACAAGAACGAACACTCTCACGTTGGCGATGCCTTTGGGTATCTGATGCTTGGTGGTGGTGAACATAAGCGTATGACCCGTAGCCCTCTTTCAAGTAGCCAGCCAATAGTGGCTAGAACGGTGATGACTGACTTTGATGTATTCAATACTTGATACCATAGGCGAACACCTTCCAAAATTGCAGGGAGTTACATTTACTAAATTCTATATTGAAGATGCTTTTGCTATAAAAGGTGGTGAGTTTTCAGGTTTATCCACACAAAAAATGGTTGGCGTTAAAGCTATGCTAGAGAACCAATCTAATTATGGATTTGCTATTACCTGCTTATTACATGGAGAACCAGTCGCTGTATTTGGCTGTTGCCTACTGTGGGAAGGCGTTGGAGAGATGTGGTCGGTCATTGGTGACACTGCTAGACGTAGACCAATTGCAACAACTAAAGTAGGTATTGCATTTACTGATATCTGCAAGCTATCTATGGACTTGCATAGATTACAAATAACTGTTAAAACTACAGACTTGAGGGCTATAAAGTGGGCTAGAGCTATCGGGTTTATATCTGAAAGCACAATGAAGCAATATAGCATGGATAAATATGATTATGACTTAATGGTTAGGAGATAATAATGGGCGGATTAATTGGTGGACAAAAAGCAGATACAAGTGCAGCAAGAGCGCAGATGGAACAACAACGCATTGAAACAGAAAAGTTGCGTGCGCAAGCTGAAACAGAAAAGCGAGATTTAGCAGCACAAGAGGCAGGCCGTAAAATGTCACGCATTCGTGGCGGTAGTCGTATGTTATTGTCAGAAGACCGTCTAAGCCCTGAATCAGGCGTTGACGAATTGCTAGGCTCTTAATCATGGCTATTAAAGAAAGAAGTCTTGACCTTAATGAGGCTATTAACTCAAACTTAATCTCTAAGTTTAGTGACCGTGGTGCAGCAAAGATGGCTGGTATAGGTTCTGTTGATAGACTTGATTATCTAAAAGCACAAGGTGCTGGAGAAGGAATCTTTAAGTCCGAAAGTTTTTACACAGACACTGATAACGCTTACACAGATGCCATCTTAGGTTTGTATGGTGCTAAAGCAAAACGCGGTTGGGCGCAACGCGGAACTAAAATGGTTCTTGAAGACCAGACAAATAAAACTAAAGACATAGTAGATACTGGCAGACGTGAACTTGGTGAGAAAAACGCAGCGTCATCAAGACTAGGCAGAGCAACTGGTGGATTATTAGCTGGTTCAGCGAGTCCTGATGCGTCAAAATTATCTAAAGGACCGCAACTTGGTGGTGATGATGTTTTAAGTATCGGGGCAATGCTCGGTGGAAAGCGTAAAACGTAATGGCTGAAATGAGATTAAAACCAGAAGATATTTTAAAGCGTCATGAACTTGCCTTAGTAAAGAAAGAGGACTTTCGTTCGCTGTATGACGAGGCTTATGAGTTTGCATTGCCACAACGTAATTTGTATGACGGATATTATGATGGCAAAGTAAGTGGTGCTAAAAAAATGAATCGTGTGTTTGACGCAACTGCTATTAACTCTACACAACGATTTGCAAACCGTATGCAGTCAGGTATATTTCCACCGCAAAGCAAGTGGTGTCGTCTTGAAGCTGGCACAGACATTCCTGCTGACCGTAAAGATGAAGCACAAGCAGCGTTAGATGTCTATACAGAAAAGATGTTTGCTACTATTAAGCAATCAAACTTTGATATTGCCGTTGGTGAAGCGTTGCTAGACCTGTGCGTTGGTACAGCTGTAATGCTGGTACAGCCTGGTGACGATGTTACACCAATCAATTTTATTCCTGTACCACAATTCCTTGTTGCATTTGAAGAAGGGGCTAATGGAAAAGTTGACAATGTGTACAGACGTATGCGTATCAAAGGCGAGTCTATTGAACAACAATGGACAGATGCCAAGATACCAACTGAACTTAAAAAGAAAATAGAGAACAAACCTACAGAAGATGTAGAGCTTATTGAGGCTACTATATTTGATGCTAAACGTGGTGACTACTGCTACCATGTTATACACAAAGAATCAAAAGCTGAGATTGTTTATCGTAGAATGAAGTACAGCCCGTGGGTTGTATCTCGCTACATGAAAGTAGCTGGTGAAATCTATGGTCGCGGTCCGTTAATTACAGCACTACCAGACATTAAGACACTAAACAAAGTGCTTGAATTAGTGCTAAAGAACGCATCTCTTGCTATTGCTGGGGTTTATACAGCTGCTGATGATGGTGTTCTTAATCCAAATACAGTTACTATTGCACCAGGCGTTATTATTCCTGTTGCACGTAACGGTGGCCCACAAGGTGAATCTTTAAAACCATTGCCACGTTCAGGTGATTTTAATGTATCTCAAATTATTATGAATGATTTGCGTATGAACATTAAATCCATTCTATTAGACGAGTCATTGCCACCCGATAACATGTCAGCACGTTCTGCTACTGAAGTTATTGAACGTATGAAACAGCTATCACAAAACTTAGGCTCTGCATTTGGTCGTTTAATAAATGAAACAATGATTCCATTAGTAGAAAAAATCCTACAGATTATGGATGAGCGTGGAATTATTGATTTACCGTTGCGTGTTAATGGTCTTGAAATTAAAGTAACGCCAGTGTCACCATTAGCTATGTCACAAAACATGGATGATGTACAAAACATTTTACAATACGCACAAATTGTACAACAAGCAGGCCCTGAAGGTCAGATGATGCTTAAGACAGATATGCTGTTAGATTTAGTTGCAGACAAGATGGCTATACCACAATCCGTTAGAAACTCAGCAGCAGAGCGTCAGCTAATGAAAGAGCAGATGGCTCAACAAGCTCAACAAGTAGCGCAAGAGCAACCTGAACTTGCTGGACAAATAGCTGAACAAGCCGTTAAACAAGGGGGCGCAATGTAATGAGTGAGGGATGGGAAGGATTAGAAGCTCAACAAACAGACGTTCGTGATGAAATGCAAAGGCGCGAAGACTTAAGTAAATTATGTTTTCGTGTACTTGCATCATCGGAAGAAGGTAAGAAACTTATGGTTTGGTTACGCCAAACTATTATAGAACACCCTGTTGCCGTGCCGGGAGCTGACCCAAGTTATGCGTTTTATCGCGAGGGTCAATGTAGTGTAGTACGGGATTTAGAAAATAGAATTAAACTAGCTAAGGAAAATAAATAATGGATGAAACTAACCAACCCCAAGACGGAGAACAACCCGTTAAAGGCTTATTGGATAACATTTCAAGTGAATCAACTAAGGAAGGCGAAACGTCTAACGACATTAGTCATTTAAAAAAAGAACCAACCGAAACACCAGCAGAAAGACCAGAGTGGTTTCCAGAAAACTTTTGGAAAAAAGATGATGCAGCTCCAGACATGGAAGCTATGTCTAAATCATGGACAGATTTACGGAAACAAATTAGTCAAGGCAAGCACAAAGCCCCAGAAGATGGAAACTATGATATGTCATCATTTTCTAGCACTCCAGAAGACGACCCTGTTCGCGGACATGTTGCTGCGTGGGCAAAAGAGTACGGATTAAGTCAAGCAGCATTGGATGGATTAGTTGGCCCTATTATTGAAATGACAGGACAGCAACAACAGCAAGTACAGTTTGACGCTGTTGCTGAGAAAAAAGCATTAGGCCCTAACGCTGACAGTATAATTAAAGGCATGACAGATTGGGGTGCTGGTTTAGTTAATAAAGGCATATGGGGGAAAGAAGACTTTGAAGAATTTAAAATTATGGGAGGCACTGCAAACGGCCTTAAAGCATTAATGAAATTGCGTGAAACTTATGAAGGCAGAATCCCTACAAACTCAACTCCTATTGATGGAGCACCATCTAAAATAGAACTTAACGCAATGGTGGCAGACCCTAAATATCAAACAGACCCAGCGTATCGACAGAAGGTAGAACGACTGTTTAATCAAGTGTACGGAGATTAACAAAGAAGCCCTTAATTGGGCTTTTTAATATTTAAATAAAATAATATTGCATTATAAATAATAGTATGATATAACACACAATGTGGCATATCACATCTGTGACCCACAATGCAAGATAACTTGACGTTTGGCTAACGTAATTAGCAAGCAATGGCCCGCTTCGCGGCATACCTCAGCACAAAAAAACTTTATATTAAACCGTTATAGGAGATACAAAATGAGTATTGCATTGTCAAACGCATTTACCACCCTCTTTGACGCAGAAGTTAAGCAAGCATACCAAGGTAAAGCAATGTTGGTAAGTGCTGTACGTCAGCGTCGTGGAGTAGAAGGTGCTACAGTAAAATTCCCTAAAGTAGGTCGTGGCGTTGCTACACCTCGTGTGGGTCAAACAGATGTTACACCATTAAACGTTGGCTTTTCAAACGTAACATTAACATTAGAAGACTGGATTGCTGCTGAATATAGCGACATCTTTAGCCAACAAAAAGTAAACTTTGATGAGCGTTCAGAGCTTGTTCAAGTTTTAGGTAACGCTATTGGCCGTCGTCAAGACCAATTAGTTCTTGCTGCGTTAGCTGCATCAGGCACATCACTATCCGTAGGCAACGATGTTGGTGGTGCTGATACTAATATGAACGTAGCAAAACTACGTCAAGCAAAAGGTTTGATGGATAAAAACAACGTTCCTCCAGTTGACCGTCACATGATTATCCATTCAAATGGTTTGCAATCTTTACTAGCTGAAACGGCTGTTACATCTTCTGACTTTAATACTGTTAAAGCATTAGTAAACGGTGAATTAGATACATTCTTAGGTTTCAAATTCCATGTAATTGGTGACCGTACTGAAGGTGGTTTAGCAATTGATGGTTCATTAGACCGTACTTGTTTTGCTTTCCATAAAGATGCTATCGGTTATGGCGAAGGTATTGCACCAAAAACAGAAATCAACTATGTACCAGAAAAAACATCATTCTTGGTAGCATCTATGTTTTCTGCTGGCGCAACAACTATTGACGCTGAAGGTATTGTGTCTATTGTTGCTCGTGAATCTTAAGGAGAATAGATAAATGGCTTATTCATCAACTGGTTTTTCAACCATAGCGGCATCTAAAGCTGGCAATTCACCAGCAATGTATGCTTACAAAACAACAGACGCACTTGCGGATGTCAACACAGCTGGCTATTTTAACGCTTTATCTGGTCAGTTAAGTGTAGGCGATTTAATCTACGGTGTAACATCAACAGGCGGTACTGCTGTTGCAGCATTATATTATGTTCTTTCTAACGCTGCTGGCGTTGTGGATGTAAATGATGGTACTGTCTTAGCAAATACAGACAGTGACTAGGTAATATTGTAATATAGCTACCCTGCTTAATGTGGGGTAGCTACTCTTATATGTAAAGGCTATTATGGCAAACTCAGCTTTATCAATTTGCTCTGATGCACTATTAATGCTAGGTGCTGACCCAATTTCATCTTTTACTGACGGCTCTGATGGCGCGTCTATTTGTGACCGACTATACCCAGACCTTCGCGACCAAGCCATTATGGTTTATCCGTGGAGTTTTTCTTTTAAGAAAACACAACTAGCAAGACTGGTAACAACACCAGCAAACGAATATAAATATGAGTATCAAATGGCAGCAGATAGACTTGGTTCACCAAGAGCTGTGTATAACTCCAGTGGATTAAATCAAGTCCCAATTACGGCTTACCGTATTATGGGGTCTAAACTTTTAACTAACCAAGAAGTTATCTATGTTGATTATCAATATTCAGTACCTGAATCTGAAATGCCAATATGGTTTGTTCAGTTTTTAAAATACTTAATAGCAGCCCACATTGCATTTCCCATTACTGACCAGTTAGATAAAGCTGATTACTGGAGAGTTATGGCGGTTGGTACGCCCGGCGATAATGGACGTGGTGGATATATGCGTACAGCAATGAACATTGATGGAATGAATCAACCAGTAAATAGCATTAAAGACTTTTCACTAACTCAAGTAAGGAACTAGATGGCTCGTTTTGTCACAGTGCAGACAAACTTTACTGGTGGTGAATTAGACCCACTTCTACGCGCTCGCGTTGAATTGCCGACTTACAACAACTCACTAGAAAAAGCTACTAACGTTATATGCCAACCACAGGGCGGGATTACTCGCAGGTCTGGCACTCGTTACTTAATGACATTGCCTAACACTGGAGCTGACTCAGTTGCAAACGGGTCAAGATTGGTGTCGTTTGAATTCTCTACTGTTGACAGCTATATGTTGTGTTTCACGCATAACCGTATGCACGTATTTAAAGATGGTGCTTTAGTTGAAGACATTAACGGAAGCGGTAATGACTATTTAGCTTTAACACTTCCATCATCATCCTTGAATGAAATGTGCTGGACGCAATCTGCCGATACCTTAATTCTTGTACACGAAGACATTGCGCCTATTAAAATAGTACGTGGTGCTTCTGATGCAACGTGGACAGCAAGTACACTGGTATTTGCTAGTGTACCCAAATATGCGTTTACTGTAACAACTACTAATCCAGCAGGAACTATTACGCCTACTGCGGTTTCAGGCAAGGTGACAATTAACGCATCTAGTGGCATTTTTCTTGTAGACCATGTCGGACAATACATTAATGCTACTCCACAAGGTAGGGCAAAGATTATTGAGTACAAGAGTGCTACCCAAGTAAACGTAGTAACAGAGTTTCCATTTTTTAGTGCATCGGCTATTGCCAATGGAAATTGGGATTTAGAAACTGGCTATGAAGCAGTCTGGTCTGGTACTAAAGGTTACCAACGAACAGTAACATTCCATCAGGGTCGCTTATATTTCGGTGGAAGCAAATCAAGACCATCTACTATATGGGGTTCTAAGGTAGGGTTGTTTTTTGACTTTGAAGGCACAGAAGGTTTTGACGATGACGCAGTAGAGGCAACGTTAGACACTAATACTTACAATGCTATTACTGACATGATTTCTACAAAAGATTTACAAGTATTTACTACTGGCGGTGAGTTTTTTGTACCGCAACAAGGTCTAGAGCCTATTACTCCGTCTGCATTTTTCTTAGCGACTGCGGGTAGAAACGGAAGTAAGCCCGGCATTAGGGTTCAGCAACTAGAATCTGGCGTTATGTTTATTCATCGTCAAGGTAAAATGTTAAATGAGGTAACGTATAACGACACTGCATTAACATATTTAACAAGTAAAATTTCATTACTTGCTGGACATTTGCTTAAAAATCCAAAACGTATTGCACTTAGACGCGGTATTAACACAGACGAAAACGATTTGTTGTTTATTGTTAATGAGCTAGATGGCACTATAGCTGCTTTTTCTTTAATTCGTTCTCAAAATGTTATTGCCCCATCAGAGCTTATTACAAATAATGGTCAATTTATTGAAGTTGGTATTGATGTTGATGACATCTATACTATTGTAAAACGAACCATTGAAACCGTTGACCAATACTACATAGAAAAGTTTGAAAAAGGATTATTGACAGACTGTGCCATAACAGGCGGTGCTGTATCATCCGTATCAGCCCCACAGCTCGCTGGGAAGACCGTAAATCTTTTATTGGATAGATTGGTTCAAGCTGATAAAATTGTTGCTTCTGGGGGTGCTGTGAGCATTCCTAGGGACTCTACTGCCAGTTATGAAGTAGGCTTACCTATTAGTGTTGAAGCTAGAACAATG